CTTGCACTACTTCTGGCTTTTTATAGTGCAACCAAATTTCACGCATTAAAGCATGAAATATTATACAACATATAGTTCTAAAGAAAGCTGTAAAATATCTGGGATCACCAGATAAATCTCTTTCAATTTGACAAAGCCAATATAACATTAGCATCATCATTTGGAAAATAATTATCCTACTTCTTTCTTCTCTTGCTTGTAATTCCATTGGTTCTTCCTCCATTCGACTAATATAATCGCGGGTTATACCATGTGCAAGATGATTAATTTCATCGATATTTTGATCAATTTGTATTCTTGGTATTTGATTTACAATCATAAAGAATGTTGATCTAAATTGAAGTGCTTCTTCATTCCAAAGAGCCATTTCTAAATAACGTCGATTAATAGTCTCATATAAGACCATTCTATCACGCTTAGCAGAAAATTGTTCTTCTAAAGCGATTTTTACATTAAAATGTAAAAACACATGCACTTCTATTTTGATATAATCAAATACAAATTGATGAATGTGATGGTAAATTTCGTCTGGCAAATCAAAACAATATATTTCTTTAGCTTGAAGATCCATATCTAGATCTCCATACCCTAATTTTAAAGTACTATTTCGATACATTGTTTTCAATTCATCCCAAGTTGGAAAGGTTGAATCTTCTACCCAAATTCCCAAATTGAGCTCCTCAACTACTCTTTTTAACATCTTAGTTTTCTGCTCGAAAATTTCTCTACCATAATAGAAATATTCGCGAACTGCAGTTGAAATTATAGCTATACATTGAGCCTCTTCTGTAACACTCTTTGATCGAGTCCAAACCATTAAACTTCTTTCAATGGATTTGGGATCCAAGGGGGCTAAGAAACCACCAACGTCATTATCATAAACCCAGGTTCGTTTTAAAAAAGAAACATCCTTGATGTGATTAAATGGAATTATTTCAGCTTCCTTATCAGCCATAGTGTATTTCATACCCATGGTAGCAAATGTTTCAGTAATTGAAACATGATTATACCAATCAACACGGGATGATGACATATTATCATCTCCATAAGTCATCAATGATACATCATCTTGAAACTTACTAACATCACCATGAGGAGATAAAACAACATAACAGTATCTCATGTACAATGAATTTACTATATCATTTATAATAACTGTTAATGGATGACCAGATGGGTTAAATCCAAAAAATTCAACCAGATCACCAGA